TGGCAGATGTAACCAAAGAAATAGTACTTGAGGTTGGCCTCAAGGATAGCACCGCCGCTGGCACGACCAGCGCAAAGACCCGCCTGCGGGAATTGCAGAAGACCCTTGCGGATATGGCCCTCGCTGGCCAAGACGGGACCAAAGCGTTCCGTGACATGGAACGGGAGGCGGGAAAACTCAAAGACCAAATCGGGGACACCCAGCAGCGAATCAAGAACCTCGCCTCGGACACCCGAACCATTGACACCTTCGTCGGGGCTATTCAAGGCATCACGGCGGGATTCCAAATAGCCCAAGGAGCAGCGGCACTATTCGGAGCGGAGGAAGAAGAACTGCAAAAGTCCTTGGTCAAGGTCCAAGCGGCCATGGCCCTCGCTAACGGGGTGCAACAGGTCGCCAACCTGCTGAACAAGGATAGTATCCTAATCACCCAAGCACAGGCAGCAGCGCAGCGAATCTACGCCTTCACGCTTGGTCAAAGCACAATAGCCTTGCGTGTGTTCCGAACCGCATTGGTCGCATCGGGTGTTGGTATTGCAGTCGCTGGCCTTGGGTTGCTTCTTGAGAATTGGGACAAATTGAGCAAGTCCGTCAAGGACTTTTTTGGTATCAAGGAAAAGGAAGGCAAGGCAGCCGCTGATGTGGTGCAAACCGAGATAGACCTATCCACCAAACAACTTGAAAACCAACAAAAACAAAACGACCTCCTTGCAAAGCAGTTGCGTTTAAAACAGGAAATAGAAAACCTGAACAAGGAGGCATTGGATGCTGAAACCCAATTCCGATTGCAGAAAATCCAAGGCATTGGGAACGAACTGCAAAGGGAAACGCTTTTGAGGGATGAGAGGCTTGCCATCCTTGAGCAAGAGCGGCAGGACCGATTGGCCAAACTCAAGGAAATGTTTGGCGATACCGCTCAATTCAAAGAAGCCGAAGCCCTTTTAAACGAGCAGTATCGTGTCAAGGCTCAAGGCATATCGGAGGCATCTACCCAAAAAACCATTGAATTAAAGCAAAAGGAACGAGATACAACCATCAAGTTTGCAAGCGAAGCATTCACGGGTGTTCTTGGTTTCATTGCTGCAACCAAAGGGCAGTCCGAGGCTGACGCTCGCAAGGCGTTCAACCTCAACAAGGCGGCGGGCATCGCTGACGCAACCATCAACACCTACCTCGGTGCGTCCCAAGTATTGCGGGACAAGTCCCTTCCAACGGTAGCCAAAGCCTTTGCGGTTGCGGGAATCATTGCATCGGGTTTGACGCAGGTCCGCAAGATTGCGGCCACCCAATTCCAAGGAGGCGGTGGTGGAAGTTCTGCACCTTCGCCATCTGCGGGCGGTTCATCTATGGCCCCACCCCCGACATTCACCAACCCGCAAACCACGATGCTTGGAAACCAAGGGGAATCAATCCCCACGCAAGGTCAGCAGGCTCCACCCATGCGGGCCTATGTGGTTGAGCGGGACATCCAACAAACCACCAGCAGGGTGCGCCGCTTGTCCGAATTTGCAACATTGGGCTAACCGCTACATATCCCCACATGGAACTTCCCGTGTACCGAATGACCGTGGACGAAGTGGACGAAGGCGTGCAGTTTGTCGCCCTCGTTGATATGCCTGCGATTGAGAAACCCTTCCAAGCCTTCGCCAAGACCCCGCAACGCTTCGCTGAAACGGGAGAACGCAGGGTGCTGACGGGACCGCTCATGCTGGCAGACACCCCAATCTATCGCAAGGACGATACCTATGGCGAGTATTATGTGGTATTTGACAAAGCGACCATCCGCAAAATCGTGCAAAAGTACTTCAAGCAGGGGAACCAGCACAATGTGAATGCCTACCACAACGCCGAACTGGATGGGGTCTTCATGTTTGAGCGTTACATCACCGACACCGAGCGGGGCATCCTTGCGCCCAAAGGCTACGAGGACACCCCCGACGGCTCTTGGTTCGGGTCCTTCAAAGTGGAGAACGACGAGGTGTGGGAAAATCGCCATGCCTTCAAGGGTTTCTCCGTGGAGGGTCTCTTTGGCATGAAGAACACAGGCACGGAATTAGAGGTCGCACTCGCTGGCCTCGCAGACGATTTGACCAACTTTTTGCAACATATCAACCCAACCTACAAATCCCTTTAATCTATGAACCTAAAATCAGCCATTGACACTTTGCGGACTGAACTCCGCAAGTTCACAACCCAAAAGCAATCCTTCGCCGACTACAAGTTGGTGGATGGAACCGTTGTACGAGTGGACGGCGACCTCGTTGCAGGTACCGCCGTTTATGTAATCACCGAAGACGAAACCCTTCCTGCCCCCGATGGTGAGCATCAAGTTGAGGGCGTTGGTGTCATCAAGACCGAAGGTGGCAAAATCACCGAAGTCGTCGTGGCCGAAGCCCCAGCACCTGCCGAGGAAGTCGCCGTTGCCGCTGAAATAACCCCCGAAGTTGCGGGTGAAGTGGTGAGTGAAATCGCCGAAGGCTATCCAATGGTGGACCCGTTGATGGTGGAAGAAATCGTTAAGAAGCACTTGGTGTCCATCATGGAAGAACTCAAGGCCGCCTACACCGAGATGGGCAAGATGAAAGACAAGATGGCCGCATTTGCATCGCAGATGGAAACCATGACCGACATCGTTGAAAAGGTTGCCGAACTCCCCTCGGAAGCCCCCAAGCCAACCGCCTCCGCTATTGTGGAGCAACGCAAGGCATCAGCCGCTCAAAACTTTGCGGCCATCGCACAATCAATCCAAACCCTTAAAAACTCCAAATAACCTTAACCCCCTAAAAACAAAATCATGGCATTTTCATTTGGTAACCTCTCAGCCTACACCGAGCAGCAAAGGCTGCCACTCATCACCAAAGCGGTATTCGCCGCTCGTTCTGCTGCCTTGTTCACCAAGCAAGTGGGCATCAAGTCAGCCGCCGCCCTCAACCTAATGGACACCGATGCAAACATCGGGTCAGGAACCGTCTGCGGTTGGTCTGCAACAGGCAACACGACCTTCAGTCAGCGTAACATCACCGTTGGCGTGATGAAAATCCAAGAGGCTCTTTGCCCTCGCTCACTTGAACAATACTGGATGCAGTCCCAGTTGACTGCTGGTAGCCAATACGATGGCGTACCATTTGAGCAGGCTTTCTCCGAGCAGAAGGCTCTCCGTATCGCCGAAGCCTTGGAAACCGCTATTTGGCAGGGTAACTCCTACTTCAGCGGTGTAAACCAGTTGCTGAACGCCGCATCGGGTTCTACCGTTCTTGCCAACGCTTCCAGCACCACTTGGAATCCAGTATCGGCTTCCGTTGGTATCACCACTTCCAATGTCATCAGCATCTTTGACAAGGTGTACAACGATATCCCGCAAGCCATCCTCACCAAAACTGACCTCGTCATTTTCTGCGGATGGAACAACTTCCGCACCTTGATTGGAGCGTTGAAGTCGCAGACAGGCGTTATGTACAACCAAGTGGACTTGCAAGGGTTGGCCGATGGTGACATCATCTACCCTGGCACAAATGTCCGCATCGTTGCCGTCCCAGGTTTGACCTCTACCAACCGCATCGTCGCAACTTACCTTGGTAACCTTTTCTACGGAACCGACTTATTGTCCGACGAGGAAAACTTTGAGTTGTGGTACTCCAAGGACAACGATGAAGTCCGCTTCCAAGCCGCCTTCAAAGCAGGTGTGCAGTTCGCCTATCCCGACTTGATGGTTGACTTCCGCCTGGCCTAAGTGTAAGGGGGGAGGGAAACTTCCCCCCGCTTTTTTAGTCTAACATAACCCTCTAAAAATACACTATGTCTTGCTCCCTAACTACGGGCTACGCCCTCGGATGCCGTGACGCCGTCGGCGGTATCAAAACTATTTATGTCCAAGCCTTGAACGCCACGGGTTCCGTGAACACGAACGGCAGCGGCTTGGTAACTGGATTCACTCCTACCTCGGTATCGGGGTCTTGGTTTGAATACGACTTGACCAAGGCTACCTCCAGCATGACGGAAACGCTGAACGCAAGCACCGAAAACGGAACTTTGTTCTACACGCCCGAAGTGACTTTTACCATCAACAAGTTGCAGACCTCGGTCCGTAATGAGTTGCGCCTCTTGGCTCGGAATCGCCTGTTGGTCATCGTCCTTGACAACAACGGACGCTATTGGTTGCTTGGTGCTGCGAATGGCTTGGAAGCCTCCGCTGGGACTGCTGGAACGGGTACTGCATTCGGTGACAGGAGTGGCTACGAAATGACGCTCACGGGAATGGAACCCGATGCAATGCTGAACATCGCAGCCGCAACTTTCTCCGCTTCCACGACCCAAATCAGCGGTTCGTAAAGTATCTTTGACCTGCGGGTTCTCATACTCCCGCATGGTTTAGTGGTCAGGGGCCATCTCGCAAGGGGTGGCCCTTTTTTTTTGTACCTTTGTTGCATGAGAATTTGCATCGTTTACAACGCCCACCCGACGGGCTGCTCCTTCTACCGCTTGGAGATGCCGAACGCATACCTCGGCGACAACTACACGGAGTTCGATTATGTGTGTGTCGATAATATTGCCAATGTCAAAGACGAGGACCTAAAGACGGTCGATGTGTGGCTATTTAATCGCTTGTGGTGTCAAGGTACGCTGGAACAAATTCGGAAGGTTTACGAGGCTCTCACGGCCTTTGGGGCGAAGGTGATATTAGACCTTGACGACTACTGGGTTTTGGAATCGGGGCATATCATGTATCGGCACTACCTATCCACCAAACTTGACGAGCAGATTCGTGAACACATCCGACTTGCTGACCATGTGACCACCACGACCGAACACTTGGCGCAGAAGATCCGCCTGCTCAACAAGGCCGTCACCATCCTCCCGAACGAACCCTACGAGGCTTACCAGCAGTACTTGCCCGACACGACGGCCGAACCCGAACCGCACCTGTTCAAAATCGGTTGGTTTGGTGGTGCGCAGCACCAAGAGGACATCGCACTGGTGGAACATTCGTTTGGATTGCTGGCCCACGACAAGTCACTGGACGGGAGGTATAAGATTTACCTCGGCGGGTGGAACGATGGGAATGCCGTGTACGACGACTACGAGCGGATGTTGTCCTGCCGTGGGCTGAACAAGAATTACGGACGCATCCAAGCGGCGGACATCTACTCCTATGTGGGCGGGTACAACTTTATCAACGCAACCATTGCACCCCTCCGTGACACCAAGTTCAACCGCCTCAAATCGGAGTTGAAAGTCGTGGAAGCGGGATGGATGGGCAAGGCTATAATTGCATCCGAAACCATTCCCTACACCGACATAATCGTCCACGGCCACAACGGCCTGCTCATCCCCTACGGGAAGAAAGACGCATGGTACAAGGCGGTGAGGAAGTTCGTCAACGAACCCGACTACGCCAAGGGGCTGGCCATGCAATTATCCAAGGATGTCCGTGAACGCTTTGACATCAGCAAGACCGCCGAGCGGAGGGCCGAACTCTACCGAAGTATCGGGCGCAAATTGTGAAATTCGGGCGCATCCTACATTTGGGAATAGAGTG